TAGGAGCGATTAGTAACCTAGCGTTTGCAAAAATGCCCCCCGCAGGAGCTAGCCTAACAGCTCAGATTGGTAAAAATGCGATGGAAGAAGCCTTTATGGAAGGTTACGGTGAACAAAACGTCACTGCGCTTGCTGAAGATATTATGACGGGTACGGATAAGTTCGGCAAAGCCTTTAGCGCGGACGAAGCTTTATTAGGTGCAATAGGAGGAGCAGCAACAACAGGTATTGTTGGTGGGGCTCAAACACCAGAGACCACGACGCGTCAGATAGGCACAGAAGAACGGAATCTGTTACCCTCGCCCTCATCGTTTACTACGGATACTACGCCGAACATTGGTCAAGAATTCCGTGCAGGTCCTCAAGTAGAGACAGAAATTGGCAGTATGTCGGCTCCTGTTAATACTGACACGGCCCCATCCACGCCGTCGTCTGAGACAACTCCTGATAACTATAGTCAGGCAGAAAAATTGATGATGAATCAATTAGAAGACGGAGAAATGCTAGACGTTACTGACTACGATGGTTTTGGTCTGACGTTAGATGAGGTACAATCACTTGCCGATAGTGCCATCTCTAAAAAGATGGACAACGATGCTATGATGTTAAGAGCGTTAGCAGAAGAAGAAGTGATCCAAACAGGTGGTTTGTCATCGGAAATGAACGAAGAGATTCGTGACAAGCTTCCAGAGGACGTGGCTAACGATATTATCAATACTGCTATTACGAACCCATTCGTTAATAACCAAGGTGAGACGCGAATGGATCAAATTCTTCAGATGGAGCAGGACAAAGCAGCGACACCTCCGGGTCCAGAAAAACCGTTCACCCCGACAGGTATTGAAACTGCGTTGGGTGCTGCGCCGTCACAAGAGTCAGGTCCTGAAATTGACGATTCTACACCGTCTCTTGAAGGAGTTATAGAGGAAGAGACGGCTTCTATAGATACGTCTAACGTTGATATATCTGATATCATAGAACCATACCAGACGACTAAAGATGTGGTTACAGATTTCGAGCCTAAAGACACGGGTCGGCTAGGTCGCTCTTTATTCGCTGCTACAGGAAACCCTATTTTCCTTAGTTCCGACGACAAACATTCTTTCCACCTCACTGCTAAAGCGCAAAGAGGTGCGGCGTATAATAAAGCTTTTGATGCAGAGGTTGATAGGCTAACGTCTTTAGGGATGTCTCGGGATGAAGCGTATGACGCAATCCAAGTAGCCTTAGATCAGAGATTTGCGGAACAAGAATCTGAAAATAAACAGACTACGGTTGTTGTAGCGGATCAGGACACCGGGTTACGAGGTGCTGCACCTAAAGAAACTTCTGTTCAAGAGGACACTTCGACTAACGAAGAAACCGTTGTAGAAGTGCCTGCTACCACGGAGACTTCAACAAACACTGATTTTGTGCTTGTGGAAGATCCAAACACACAACAGGATTTGACTGTTACGGTTCCTGTTACAGAAGAGGTAACGACAACACCGACAACATCTGTACAGCCTGCTACAGTTGACGTAGAGCCTGATGAAGAAGAGACCAAGGACCCAGTAGTTGAGGTCGTAGACGACGATACCGTTCGTCCGATTACGACTGTAACGGATGACGGTAGCACAATTACCGAGTGCCCAGAAGGTTATCGCATGGTTGAAGGTACGGATGGTCCGTACTGCGTGGTTGACTTGACTCAGAGCTACACTCGTCAACGTGCGGGTCGCGGAATTGAAGCGTACACAGGAATCGCGACTAAGGGACAAAAGGGACCGGGTCAGAAGAAGAAAACTGTGACAAAAACAACACAGAAACGTAGACCAGTGGTTACTAGAAGAGTATGAGCCTCCAAGCCTTACCAGAAGAAGCCTTAAAAGAGATCTTAGCCTTAACCGAGGCTAAGAAAAGACTAGATTTGAGGGAAAAGGCGCAAGATTATTTCATGCCCTTTGCCCACCACGTCTACGAGAACTTTATCGAGGGCCGACACCACCGAATTATTGCCGAAAAGTTGGAAAAGGTCGCAAAAGGCGACCTAAAGCGACTTATTATCAACATGCCGCCGCGTCACTCTAAGTCGGAGTTTGCGAGTTTTTTGATGCCTGCGTGGTTTTTGGGTCGAAATCCGAAGCTAAAAATCATTCAAGCGACCCACAACACTGAACTTGCGGTCAGATTTGGTCGAAAAGTGCGGGATTTGATCGACGATCCGGCCTATAAAGAGATATTTCCTGACACAAGCCTGAAAGAAGACAACAAAGGTGCCGGTAAATGGCAAACATCTGCGGGTGGTGAGTACTTTGCTGCGGGTGTTGGTGCTGCGGTAACGGGTCGTGGTGCGGATTTGTTCGTAATTGACGACCCTCACTCGGAACAAGACGCGCTTTCGGAGACTGCATTCGACCATGCGTACGAATGGTACACCTCTGGACCCCGTCAGCGTCTCCAACCTGGCGGTGCGATCATAATTGTTATGACCCGATGGGGTAAAAAGGATCTGACAGGGCGTTTATTGGCTGCGCAGGGCATCGATATCATGGCGGATCAGTGGGAAGTGGTAGAATTTCCTGCAATCTTGCCGTCAGACAAGCCGTTGTGGCCTGAATTTTGGGAAAAAGACGCACTTTTGTCGATTAAAGCGTCACTTCCTGTACAAAAATGGAATGCGCAGTGGCAACAAACGCCAACAGCGTCGGATTCTGCGATAATTAAGCGAGAATGGTGGCAACCTTGGGAAAAAGAAGAGATTCCACCTGTAAAATATGTACTTCAAGCGTATGACACGGCGTTTTCGAAGAAAGAAACCGCTGACTACTCTGCAATCACGACTTGGGGCATCTTCGAGCCGGACGAAGGGGGCCCAGATAACATCATTTTGCTAGATGCCCGACGAGGGCGTTGGAATTTCCCTGAACTCAAGGAGGTTGCATATGATGAGCAGGAATACTGGGAACCAGACATGGTGTTGGTCGAAGCAAAAGCGACGGGTACACCACTTATTGACGAGTTGCGGTTACGCGGTATTCCGGCACTGGGGTTCTCACCGGGCAAGGGGAATGATAAGATAACGAGAATGCACATGGTTGCGCCGTTGTTCGAAGCAGGGGTCGTATGGGCTCCTTCGGATAAAAAGTTTGCAGATGAGGTCATTGAGGAGGTAGTATCATTTCCAAATGGCGATCATGACGACTTTTGTGATAGTATGACGCTAGCACTGATGCGTTTTCGACAGGGAGGGTTTATATCCCTTCATAACGAGATGGAAGACGAAGACTTAACATACCGTCCTAAACGGGAGTATTACTAATGGCGTTGCCACCTATTGTAGATTCAGGAATCACACCTGAAGACATGTTGCCCACAGAAGCATCGGTAGATGTGTCTGTGCCAGTACCTGAAGATTTTGCAGGCGGGGCAGAAGTTATTGATGATGGGCAGGGCGGTGCGTTAGTGCAGGCTTTGGCAGAAGCTTTTATGGAAGAGCAGCAACCACAACAAATAGATCACAATGCTAACTTAGCGGAGTATTTAGATGAAGGTTATCTTGGAGAAATTTCGACAGAGCTTCGAGCTTCTTACGAAGAAGATTTGGACTCTCGTGGTGAGTGGGAAGAAACTTATACTAAAGGTCTTGATCAGCTTGGTGTCAAGTATGAGGAACGCACTAGACCGTTTGAAGGTGCGTCTGGAGTCACACATCCGCTGATTGCGGAAAGTGCGACACAGTTCCAAGCACAGGCATACAAAGAGCTACTACCGTCAGGTGGGCCTGTTAAGACACAGGTTATTGGGCTGCAAGACCAAGCGCGTGAAGATCAGGCGATGCGGGTCAAACAGTTTATGAACTACCAGATCACAGAGGTGATGGAAGAGTTCGACCCTGATATGGATCAGTTGTTGTTCTATTTACCGTTGTCGGGATCTTGTTTTAAGAAGGTTTACTTTGATGAGGCCAAGCAACGCGCGGTTTCTAAGTTTGTTCCTGCTCAAGACTTGGTTGTTTCGTATGCGGCATCTGATCTACAGACTGCGGCACGAGTT